ATTTAAATGATAGTAAATTATCTATGAATGAATTTTTAAATGATAAAGGAAATAGTAAAGTAAAACTTACTTTTTCCTCTTTTGTTAAAGATGCGTACAATAAAGGATTTACTATAAGACAAATAGCAGAAATTACAGACAGATCAATTACAACTGTACATAGAAAGACATACTAATTCATTGACAATCATAGTCGTATTTTATTAGTATCTTTGCAGGATTATTTTTAAAGTAAAAAGACAATGAAGAAAATAATTTTTATATGGTTATTAACAGTAGTTAGTATGAATAATATTAAAGCAAATAGTAATAATTATACAGAAGAATTTATAAATGAAAATTATAAATATGCTTTAATATCTACAGTAGGAACTAATATTCCTATAAGTGTAGTACTTGCCCAATGTATTCTTGAAAGTGGTTGGGGCAAATCCGGGTTAGCAAAAGAAGGTAATAATTATTTTGGTATTACTGCTACAAAAGGAAATAAAAAGTATAAAAATACACAGTATAGAATATTTCAAAATAAAGTAGAATCATTTATATATCATGCTAAAATAATTAGTACAAATGATGCTTATGAATCTCTTAAAACATTAAGCAATACCGATTATATAGCTTGGTCTAATGGATTACAAAGATATGGATATGCAGAAAGTAATGTTTATGCTAAAACACTTATAAGAATAATAAACAAGTACGAATTAAATAAATACGATCTAATGAACAAAGAAATTGAAAAAAGAGAAATAAAATCATTTGGTGATTTATCTGTAGGAGATACTATATATGGTATTAAGTATGATAAGAAATTTGAAACTACTATAAAAGCATTAAATAGAAATAATAAATTAAAAAAATTTGATTTTATTTTATTTGATAATGATATGTCATATATAAATATAAAATATGAATTAGTTGATATTTCAATTACTGATTATAAATTTATTTCATTCTTTATTAAAGAATCTGATAGAGATAAAGCATATAAAGAATTCATGAATAATAAAAAAGATAGTTATTTAAGAAGATATTTATCTATGATAGATTCATTATTAATAGTTGGATTTAATAAGAATGAAATTATGCATGAAACTGTAAGACATTTAAATAGATATGAATATTAAAGTAAAAACAAGAAATAATATATTTGAAACAAACAGTTCTTCTACTCATTCTTTTGTAAGTATTATGAAAGAGGGAAAAACTATATTGGATAAAGTTGTTAAAGAGTATATAGAAAAATGTCTTTTAGACTTTAAAGATTCTAATTTAAATGATAATTATTATGATGAAAAAACAATTTATTTAAGAAATAATCCCATATCACTAAGTGATAGTAATGAATGTTATTTAGGAATTAAAATAATATATACATTACAATCAAAGATTGATTTCTTAATTAATTCTATCTTATGTTTCTATGATAATGGAAAAATACCTGATCAAATAAAATGGATTAGTAGAATACTTAAAAGAGAAGGATATAAAGTAGTTATAGAACTTACTAATGATGATTGTAGAGGATTTTATGACGATGAAATTGAAAGTCTTAATACATTAAACCTTGATGATAACCTTATTGAAGATTTAAAAGCTTTTACTTTAAGAGTAAAAAGACTTATTAAAAAAGATAATTATATTATTTCAAAGGATGTTCCCTATAAAGGTAATTTTAATATTAACATAGAAGTTGTATAATAAACTAATAAAATAAAATTATGAATCAAGTAAAATTTAAAATTAAAGAGGTAAGAAGAGGGTATAAAGTATCAGGAAGAAGAGTTAGGTGTACTATTATTTATAGAATAGCTACTGACACAGATTTAATAAAGCAATCTAACTATTCTGCTTATACAAGAATGAAAGGCTGTATTAAGATTGCTAATGAATTTATTACTAAAGGTGAATCATTTTGTTGTTTTAAGGATGACTTTGATTTAAAGAAAGGTAAAGAAATAGCTTATAGAAGAGCTTATTCAAATATATTAGGACATATTAAAGGAATTCTTAAAGAAGAAGAAAAAGCTACTAAATCAAGACTTGAAGCTATTAATAATTCTATAAATCTTATCAATGAAAAATTAAGCAAAAATCATGATTATTTAATGGATAAGACTGGAGGAACACCTAAAAATAATAGAAAATGAAAATTACTGTAAGAAGAAGTATATTTGAAACTAATAGTTCAAGCACACACTGTCTTTGCTATGTAAGCGGTTCTTCTACTAAGAAATCTCCCAAAAAACTGTATCTAACTTATATAGATTATGGTTGGGAATATGAAATAATAACAGGAACTGAACCTAAAGCTAATTATTTATATTCTTTATGTGTGTCTTTAGATTTAGAAGAAAAGTTTAAAGAAACAATAAAAGAGGCTCTTCCTGAAACAAAGATATTTTATGGAAAATCATATGATAATTTTGGAATGGATCATAGTAATGATAAAAGTAAACTATTAGAAATAATGGGTAGTAGAAAAGATTTTAAAAAGTTTCTACTAAATGATAGTTTTATTATTACTGGAAATGATAATGATGAGTATGATGTAGAAGAAGTAGCTAAAGAAAGGGCAGGAAAAGCTAAGCATATTATTTATTATGGGGGAAATTAAAGACAATGTAAATCATCCTGAACATTATACTTCAGGAAGAATTGAAGTAATTGATGTGATAGAAGATTATACAGGGAGTATTTCACTTTTAGGATTCTGTAGGGGAAATGCTATTAAATATATATTAAGAGCAGGTAAAAAAGATGAAAATAAAGTAATTGAAGATTTAGAAAAAGCTGTTTGGTATTTAAATAAAGAAATAGCTACAAGAAAAAGATTAGAAGAAAATGAATAACATAAAACTGTTACAATCATACATTAATGGAAATTACATTGTAAAAATATATTCTGACGGAACTAAAATCAGAATGACTAAAGAGGATAAATTTATTCCTGAATTTCCTGAAAGTATAGATATGAAGATAACTGATTATTGTGAAGTAGGATGTCCTATGTGTCATGAAAACTCTTCTATAAAAGGTAAACATGCAGACTTTAATTATAAGTTTTTAGATACTTTAAAAGAAGGTACAGAAATTGCTTTAGGTGGGGGAAATGCTCTTAGTCATCCTAATTTAAAAGAACTACTTGAAAAGTTGAATAGTAAAAATATTATATGTAGTATGACTATTCATAATTCTATAAAAGAAATTGATTTACTTACTTCTTTTTTATATAAAGGCCAAATTAAAGGTTTAGGAATATCAGCTAATAATCTTAAAGAATTTAGAAATGTAGAAAATATTCTAAATATATTTGTAAAAAATGGAATATCCACAGATAATATTGTATTACATGTTATTGAAGGAATAGTAGACTGTATAGATTTACTTGAATTTAAAGATATTTTACCGGATAAATTACTTATATTAGGTAATAAATTATTCGGTAGAGGTCTTGAATATAACTATAAAAATGGAGTGTGGATATATGGAAAAAGAAAGTTGTTAGCTAATAATATCGATCAAATCTTTAGAACTTTCAAAGTAGTGGCAACAGATAATTTAGCTATTGAAACTCTTGAATTACGAAAAAGATTAGATGACTATACATTTAATTCTTACTATATGGGAGATGAAGGAGAATTTACTATGTATATTGATTTAGTAGAAGGTAAGTATGCTAAAAATTCTACTACAAGAAAATTTAAAAGAAAAGATATTAAAGATAGTGTCATTGATATGTTTAAAAATTTATAATATGGATATAAGTAAATATAATAATCTTGAAAGAACATTTATTGTTATGGTGGGTATTCCAGGTAGTGGTAAGACTATCACAGCTAATAAAATTCTTGAAAATAATCCACAGTATGAGTATATTTCAAGAGATAAAATAAGGGAAACCAAACCTAATTACAGATATACTAAAGAAGAAGAATTTTTAGTAAAACAACTTGAATTAAGAGCTATTCAAGAAGCTATATTAAGAGATAATACTATAATCATTGATGATACTAATTGTTATATAAAAACAAGAAAAGAACTTGAAAAATTAGCATTAGATAATGGTTACAAAGTTGAATATTGTTTTATTATGTGTACTCTTGAAAAAGCTATGAAAAATATAGAAGGAAGAGATAGAAAAGTTCCTAAAGAAGCGATAGATAGAATGTATAACGCATTAATGAATTATAGATAAAATATGGATATTAAAGAAGCAGTATTCAAAGAAGGTAAATTAACAAAAAATCAATATAAAGAACTTGCTCACAATAATGCTGTAGAAAAAGGATTTTGGGAAGTACAACATTCTTATGAACATAGTATTATGCTTGTTATTAGTGAAATTTCTGAAGCTATAGAAGCATATAGAAAGAATCATAAGTCTGATTATGATACTTTTCAAAGAGATAATAAACTTTTAGGGTTACAAGAATCTTTTAAAAAGAATATTAAAAACACTATTGAAGATGAAATAGCTGATGTATATATTAGATTATATGACTATGCAGGAGCTATAAATCTTGATTTTGATGATCCATCAAATAAAACTAACATTGTAAAAACAAACTTTAAACCATTTTTAGAAGAATGTTTTGAAGTAACAAGAATTATTTCAAGGGGAAATGATAATACACATTCAATTTGTGTGGCATTAGATTATCTTGATTTATTAGTAAAACATTGGAATATCCCTATTAATTGGCATATTCATCAAAAGATGGAATATAATAAAAACAGGAGGTATAAACATGGTAAAACATGTTGAAATAATATATTAATTTAGGAAAGATAATATAAATCTTCCCTATTTTGTTTATTTATAATAATAAATTATGGATAAAGATAAGATTAAAAATGAACTTGATAAAATAGAAGAAGGAGATTATATTATTGCTGTTAAGTATAATAATAAATATTTTCCCCTTGCTATTCCATCGGAATATCACGATACTATTAATTCCATATTAGTAAAAATAAGTGATGAAAGACCTTTTAAAATAAATAAAGAATTATATTTAATACCTAACTATGAATCATGAAAATATAAAATTATCTGATGAAGATATTATAGAAGTTCTATATATAGCCTATAAAAAACTTTATTATCATAAAATCACGTTATGTGATGCTCTTAGTTATTCTTTGTATATATGTACTTCTAAGTTTATTAGTTATTTAAATGTAATTAATTTTATACCTGAGTTTAATTCTAAATTTCTTGTGGGACGTGAAATAAGTGATACTAAAGAATGGTGGGATATAAATGATAAAACAAGTAGATTAGAAGCATTAACTAAACTTATAGACATATATACACTTAAAATTTTTGAAAGAGATAAAAAATCAAAGAATAAAAAACCCTTGAACTCATTAAAAGAGCAAAAGAATTATATATAAGGAATTATTATCAAAATGTTCATTTAAATCTTAAACATGCTTTATCTTGTATTTATATGTCTGATAGTTTATTATATAAACTTATTCCAGAATGTAGTGAAGAAATTTTTAATTCAAAGTACAATAATAAAATACACCTGTCAAAATTAAAAAATAAGGAAGAAGGAATAATAGTTTTTGATAAGCTAATAGAAATATATGAAGAAAAAGTTTATAATTATAGGATATTGAATAAAATAAGATTATTCGTTAAGAGAATATTGAATAAAATAATTCACAGAAAAGTATTTTATTTTTACTGTGTTGTTTAATAAGTCTATATCTAAATTAATATGAAAACAGAATATAATTTAACTAATAAGGATATATTAAATATATTATTAAATGCTTATGATAGCATATATTCAAATAGTAAAATTTATCTATGTGATGCTATTGGTACTGCTATTGTTAATTATTTATCTATAAGGTCTACACCTATATTATATAGTAATATTCCTGAAATTATTCCTGAATTTACGTCAGAATTTCTTACAGGAGTAAAAAGAAATGCAAATAGTATTTGGTGGAGTAAGAACGACAGGCAAAGTAGAAAAGAAGCATTAGATCAGCTTATTAGTATTTATGAATGTAAGATATATAAAAAGAATTATAAAATAACAAATGAATTAATACTTAATACTCTTATAAAAGCTAAGAAGATATGTGAAGATGGAATAGCCTCATATATGTGTATATGTATTACAAAATCTTTTCCTTATACTATACATAGTTTTTTGACTATACCTTTTATTATTCCCGAATTTAATAAAGATTTTCTTAATGCTAAATATAAAGAAGGAGGTTGTTGGTGGGATAATAATGATGAAGAATCAAGGTTAAAAGCTTTTGATAAACTCATAAAAGTATATAAAAGAAAGATTAAATAAAATATTAAAAAGAAAAATTTAAAATTATGGAGTTATTATATTATTTTGGTATTAGTTTTTTTGTTCTCTATATCTCTTCAATATGTATTATATATGGAATACCTAAAAGTATTTCAGATTCTTTTTATCTACTTGAAAAAGGATATAAAGATATTAAATGGAATATGTCTTATGCTTTTACTGTATTTTGTTATGTTATATGTTTTAGTATAATGCCTGTATGGTTAGAATATACTCCTAAAATATTACAATTTATACCTTTTATAGCTGCAAGTGCATTAGCTTTTGTAGGTACGGCACCTTATTTTAAAACTATAAATAAGAAAATACATTTTATTTCGGCTATTATATGTATGGTATTTGCTATTCTTTGGATTCATTTAGTAGCTATAAAATACTGGTATATCCCACTTAATGTTGCTTCAATATTTTTTGTATTATGTTTAATGAACAAGAAAAGTTGGATGTTTTATTTAGAAATGTGGGCATTTATGAGTTTATTTACTACTTTAATTTTTTACATAAATGGTTAATATAGACAATATAAAATTAAAGATAATAGATGATGTATTTAATAATATTACTAAAACTGTTTTAACTGGTAGTGTTGTCTTTAATATGTTGGGAATAGATTTAAAAAGACCTATTCATGATTTAGATTTTGTATGTAGTGGAGAATTTGGGTATGATAATGAAATATTTGAATTATTAAATCCTGATGAATCTGATGAAAAAGAATATTATTATAAATTTAAACTATATAAACTAAAACATAAAGAAACAGGATTTTTAATAGATATTTTTAATACTGATAATGTCAAAATAAAAAATATAAAATATCTGAGAAATACATACAAAATAGCCGATCCACTTGATATTATTATGATTAAAGAAGAATGTATAAATACAAAATCAAATTCAAGTAAACATATTGCAGATTTAAAAATAATAGTAAACTATTTATATAAATGGGCAGTTAAAAATGGACTTAATAATACATTTGAAAGTAGAAAATTTGAAATATATGAATTATATAAAGAACTTAAACATTATAATTATCACCCTGAATTAGTCTGGAATAGTAATAATATAAATTTACCTTTAGAAGAATATAACATTATAAAAAAGAATATAAGATTTAGTGATTATATTACAAACACATGTTATAATAATTTTATCAGTTTGAATTATGGAGAATTTAATTTAGTAGGAATAAAAGAAGTTTTAAATGACTATATTAAAATAATAAACAACAATATTAAATATAAAAGCAACATATTCATATGTTCTAATGTAATATTATTTTTTAAATCAGTATTTCATAATATAATACAAGAATTAAATTAAAAATTTTATGGATAAGAAAATATTATCGGAAAGAATTTACACTAAGTTTAATAACATAATCAGTAAACTTGAAAAAATGTCGGAAGATATAAAAAATTGTAATAGAAACAACAAAAATAAAACTGATTTATTAAACAATATAGATTCCTTAATAGCTGAAGTTAAAACAAAAATATACTTAGCAGAAACTTATATTTCTACTATAGGAAAAGGTAGAAAAGAAGAGGTAGAAGACTCTCTTAATAAAGCCTTCATAGATATTGAAGCTATGGTTAGAGCTGCTGAATATGCTCAAAATTCAGTATTTAAAAATGAAGGTGAAGAAAATGAAGAAGAAGAAAGTGATTTTGATAAATGTAAAGAAAAACTTACAAATTTCTGGGAAAACTATAGTGATATAAAATTATCTCTAATAGATAATGAAAAGAAAGTAAAACAAGAAATGTATGAAGATATTGTAAAAAGAATATATAATAACTTCATAGTTGATGGAGATGATTGTATTGAAATATCACTAAATAATAATTATATTATTGAAGTAGTAGACACTATTATTAAAGATTTTCCATTCTTTGAATATACAAAAAATATTATTGATGGGAAAATTGTTAGTTTATATGTGTATCCTATTAAAACCACAAAATAATAAAATAA